TCAGTAGCCATTTTTATCCTTCTAATGTCTGTACTCTAGCTTCCAAAGCCTCAATCTTGGCTACAGCCTCTTGCAGTGCTGCGGTCAAAAGCGGTACTAGTTTAGATTGGTCAATGCCTTGATATACTGGGTTTCCTTCATCGTCTACTTGGTCTTTCTCGCCGCTGATAGACTCTGGAACCACTGGACTCACTTCATGTGCAAAGAACCCATCTACTACTTTGCTTGGGTTCCGTGTAAAATTAAACCTATAAGGCTTAAGTTCTTTTAGGCGATCAATACCATCTGTAATGTCTACCTCGTTTTCTTTTAGCCTGTAGTCAGATGAAGTCTCGTAGTTAGTAGAAGTTGTATCTATAATTATTTTTCCAACCTCAGTAGCAACAGGGCTACCAGAACCCGTATCCCTGAAATACACAACATTAACATCTGTGCCAGCAGCAGTAGCATCTGCACCAATGTTCATGCAGTTGCCGTTACTTCTTCCAACGTGAATAGTTGAACCTTGAGCAGCCTGCTCTATTTCAAGGCCGTAAGTCCCAGCAAAATATCCTGGCTGACGTGTTTGTGTCCCGCTGATATTATGAAGCACCTCGTCGTCAAGCGTTAGCTGACCAACAAATCTACCAGTCCCATTTACATCCAGCTTGTAGGAGGGAGTATCGTCGCCAATGCCAACATTTTGGCTTTGGTCTATAAACAATCCAGATGTTCCAACGCTCCCTGCACCAGCTCCACCTGTAGCAATCCTCAAGGCACCATTTGAAGGAGTAATAAGTTGAGCAGAGCCAGTGTTGTCTGCTAGTTCTATGTAAGCTGTCGCATCAGTAGATTCAAACAACGCTACTTGATTAGTAGCTCCAGAATTTACATCAAGCTTGCAGGAAGGATCAGTGTTAATACCTACGTTACCATCGGAACGAATACGCATACGTTCAGTTTCATTAGTATCAAAAACTAAATGCCTAGAATTTACAGCATTGAACCCCCAGTCTAAACTAGAACCTCCGTTGCCATTAGTTTTTATTTCTAATCCAACATCAATGTCTCCATTCCCAAAACCTGCTACAGCTTCAGAAGTGTCTGAATTGGAACTTTTAACATGAAGCAATTCAGCAGGATTATTAGTATTAATACCCACGTTTCCAGAGGAGTCAATGCGTACACGTTCTGTAGTTCCTGAATCAAATATCAATTCACCCGCATCGGTAGAAACGCTGCCAGACGTTGCTCCACTTTCACGAAACCTTAAACGAGGCGTATCTGTTGCATCAGTGTCATCAATAACAATTTCAGAACCAGTACCAGCTACAACTAAACGCTTGTAAGGAGCCGTGCTTCCAATACCGACATAGCCATCAGAGGTTAGGTGAATGTCAGCAGTTCCGTCTCTACCTATTCTAAAATCATCTTCATAAGTATCTAGAAAATAATAGTTGTAATCATCATCAAAGTCAGCAGCAGTGCGTAGTTTTATTTCTCCACCTTCGTTTTGACCAGTGCCGCCACCGTACACCTCAATCAACCCATGAGGAGTTGTGTCGTCTGTCCCAACAAAAAAAGTTCCAACCACTCTAGCACCGCCATTCACATCTAGTAGTTGTGCTGGAGATGGAGTGCCGATGCCGACCAAGCCAGTTGCGCCA